CAGGCAGGCTGTTATCCGGCCGCAAGTTCAGATCGACGCAGACGTAGCGCCACCCCACCCCCGGGATGCCAACCACCACCCAGAACTCGCCGTCCGGCAACTGCTCGGCCACCGGCGGCCATACCGTCCCCGGCGGCGGCTTGGTGCTGGCATCCGGCGGGATCGGCAACCACGGATGCCCCGGAGAGGCCGGCGGCCAGATCCCCGGCGGCGGATCCGGCAGAGAGTTATCAATTCCGCCTCCCGGTACCGGTTGGCCGCTGATGTGCCCACCGCCCGGGAGCGTGTTGTCGATCTGCCCGCCACCGCCCTGGCCATAACCCGGATCAACCGCCCCGCCGGTCTGGCGCACCCGGATCGGGCTGTTCGATACTGCGACGTAAGCCATACTGTTCTCCTACCTAGGATGGGATATAGTCCAGACTATGATAGATCGCACTTGCGCCATGTGTGGCGTCGCTTTTCGGTGCTATCCGGCGGACATCCGGAAAGGTGGCGGTCTTTGCTGTAGCGTACTCTGCCGAAACCGGCGGATGGCTCTTCGCAAGTACGGGACCTTAATCGAACGGTTCTGGCGAAGAGTGCGAAAAACTAAAACCTGCTGGCTTTGGACCGGGCCAAAAATACGGAACGGCTATGGCCAATTGGGCGACGGAGATGGCGGTTACGTTAAAGCTCATAGATACTCTTGGGAGTTCCGTTACGGTCCCATCCCGGATGGGATGTTCGTCCTCCATACCTGCGACAACCCGTCTTGCGTGCGACCCGATCACCTCTTTCTCGGAACCGCCGCCGACAATAACGAAGACGCCCGCCTAAAAGGCCGCCTCGCCCATAGCGAGAGAAACGGTAACGCAAAACTGACAGCCGCCATCGTTACAGCTATGCGCGCCGAATATGCGGCCGGCGGCGTGTTCGTTCGCGAATTGGCCGAAAAGTACAATGTCAGTTCAAGTACCGCCGACCACGCCATTCGCCGCATAACATGGCAATACGTGCCTTAAACTATACCCATTTCTTTATATTTCAACTTAACTGGCCGCCCCTGCGGCATCTCGTAAGCTACACACAATAAACCGAAAGCGTCACTTCCGTTGCTCGACCAATCGTGTTCAGGCCCAAGCCCAACGTCACGAATGTCCTCTGACTTCTTTTCGTGATACCACCCCAAGGCATCCCGGCCGGCTTCAGTCGTCTCCTCATTGAACCACACGCTCGGAAACAACCGTCGCGCGGCTTCGATCCGCATCTTTGCCGCGCCGCGGCCCTGGTTCGGGATTACCTCGACCGGGAAACCCGCCGACCGGAAAGCACTCTCGAAACTTACGTCATAAATTCTGTCATGTGTCGCGCCATCATGCGGGAGATATATTTGTGCTTTACCCCAACCGCTATCACGCAGCCACTCGATATGTGCCGCCAGCGGTTGGCCCACCGCCTCATAGTAATCTAAAATATGAACTGCGTTCCTGCCGGCAAATTGCGCAATCCACACCGCAAAAGCATCAGACTTAGCGCCAGTTCCCCCTAGATCGCAGAATGCCTTAATACTAAGAAGCGGATCTCGCGTTACTTTGGTGATCCGACCCTGTTCCTTTGCCTCATTTAAATGTCGCGCAAAATACGCCCCCGTGTGTGCACTCGCATAGTCGCCGAGCCACACATGGGCGTATTGCTCTGGCCTAACCCGCTCATCTTCCTTGCGGATTTGCTCCAAAACGGTCGGAAACCAAGGATTGTCCTTATAGTTAACCTCGACGATTTTACTATTTATCGGCGGGTTAACTCTAAATCTTTGATTGGTCGCAGATGCTCTTCTTTCAGGGTTCCAGGTAACCCAGATCTCGGCCCCTTCTTCGCGAACAGTCGGGATAGCCTTTTGCCAAGCGACCTCGGAGACAGGTTCGGCTTCATCAACCCAAAGGAGCCTAATTCGTGCCGTGGACTTGACGCTCTCGATATTTCTTCTAAGTCCGACAAAAGTGAAATCAATACGTCCGTCTTTAGTCCTGATGTACTTTTCCCCAATCTCGTAATTCTTCGCCAGCCACGGCTCACTCTCAATTGCTTGCTTAACCTCCGCCATGCTGCTTTCATCAAGCGAGTTTTGAAACTCTCGACCACAAACAATAACCCCGCTCTCCTTCGCCTGGGCGCATCGGAGACCATATACGGCAGCCATCTTGGCAAAACTTCTACTTTTGGCACTACCCCGACCACCATAGGCACCACGGTACAAGGCTTCACCTGAGAATACCTCAACCAACTTCTCCGGCAGCTCAATCTGGCCGCTATTAGACGAACGCATTAACTTTCTCTTGTCCAACCCATACTACTACGGGCTCCCGGCAGGGTCGGCGGTCTCGTCGGCAAGCGGCCCAGGTCAGGGCCCTCCTCGATGTTGTCGGCAAAGCAGTCGGGCGGCAGCTCGACGGGATCGTATCGGGGCCAGTTCGGCACCGGCTGCGGTTTGCCCCGCTGTAATGGCAGCCAGCGGTCGCACGGCTCGGTCACCCGCTCGCCGCACAGCTTGCAAAACGGCAATGGCTTGGCCCAGAACTTCGGCTTGGTCATGTAACGCGCCCTCGGCGCGTCCAGGAAGAAAGCGTCATCCGGTTCCGCCGAGGATGTAGCCGCCAATAGCCGACAGGGAAGCGAGCGCCGCCTCGCCCGTTATCCGCTCCTGCACGCACAGGATAGCGATCGTCGGCACCACCAGAAACAGCACGATCGCTCGCGAAACGATCTTGCCCTCGATCATCGTCTTGACCGTCTGCTCGCTGGCATACAGCGTGCCGAACGCCACCGTGCTGATGGTCATGACGACCAGAAGCCCCAGCACCGCCAGGACCGGCCACAGGGGGCTCAATGCGCCTCCCAACTCGCGCCGTTGCAGAACGCGAGGACCGCGATGGCGCCGCCGCCGGTCAGGGCGCCACGGTAAGTCGGGGCGCCGTTCTGATCGGACACGGCCATGACGGCATTCTTGGTCGCCACCGCGCACGCCGGCAACGTTGCTACCGTTGCCGTCGCCATCCGCACCGGCGCCTTGTCGAACTCGAAGATCCCAGTGCCGGCTATGCGGTTGAACCGCAGGTTCTGCCCCGCGCCGCCCGCTGTATTGTCGATGCTGAACTTGCTGCCGCCAATGCCATCGAACGTGACATACGGCGTGTTGTCGCTGTCGCACAAATACAACACGTTGGTCTGCCCGGCGGCGTTCTGGGTGCAAGCCCCCCAAATGCTGTACCCCGCCGCCGCCAGCAGTGCCGGCTGGCGGGTGCCCAGCCCGATCAGGCTGAGACCGCTACGATACCCACTGTTGCTGCCCCAGTGCAGATCCGCCCCCGGTTCCTGGGTCGGGGCAGGGGTGCCGTTGGTCTGGTCGATGTCGACGAAGTTGTTGTAGGTGCAACTGCTGTACGGCGCGCAGGTCGGGAACGTCGTCTGGCCGCGCGCGATATAACTGCCGTTGTAGCCGAACGGGGTGAGCTGGTTGCCGTTGGCGGGGAACATGTGAGCGCCCGAGACCGCCACCGTCATGTCGACGCTGGTGCCGCTGTTGAAGATGCGGCCGCTGATGTGGTTGTTGTCGCAACCCTCGCATAAGAACCCCGTGCCGGCACTGCCGCCGATAAAGATGTTGCGGGCAAAGTTAAAGGCGGCGTTGCCGTGCACCCCGGCCGCATCCATAAAGGCGCCGAGCTTTAGCTGGTTGCTGGTGTACGGAAAAGTGCCGCCCCAGTTGGTGCCGTTGTCGATGTAAAGATTGTCCAGGGTGTTCTGCTGACTGCCGGCCCCCGTCGCCGCGTCCGCCGTCAGCGTCACCACATTGCCGCCGCTGAAACCGCCGGTAAATGTCAGGTCGTCGAAATGCCCGTGGTAGCTGCTGGCAATGTACAACCCGTCCGCTGCCAAGCCGAGATTGCCGTCAAATGCGCAGTTCTTCAACTCCGCGCCGTCAATCTGACCCGTCAGCGTCCGAACTTCAGCCATCCTACCGGCGATTGCGCCGATCCACTTCAATCGCGTCGATACCCCCGCGCCCATCCCCGCCGGGCAGTGCAAGCCGACCGGGCCGCCCGTCGCCGGCCAGACGATCTTGGTGGAAAGCCCGTAAGTCCCGGCCGGCACCACAACCGCGCCGCCGCCATTGTCGGCCGCCGTGTTCAATGCCGCATTGACGCAGGCGCCGACATCATGGCTTGCGTCCCAGGTACATGACCCAAACGCCTGCGCGTAAAAGGTGCCGGCGCGCTTGCCGCCAACGGCGTTGCTCATGTCCTGGTACATGTCGGCATAAGCTGGGCATGCCAACAACAGCGCCGCAACAGCGCCGGCAACCCTCACGGCGTGCCCCAATACGATTTCTGGTTCGCCTGCAATGCCGCCCGCTCACCGGCCGAGAGAGCGTAGCCGTCCCACCAGATCAACTCGACTTCGTTGCACGTCGCCCCCGCCGCGCCGGGGCTGAAATAAAGCGGCCCACTGCCGGCGACCGGTGCCACCGTGCCGGTCGTCTCGGTGCCGTCGATGCCGACCACGCTCGACGCCCCGTTCATCACCCCGGTATGGCTGTGCCAGGCGGCAAAGGCCGCCGTCGCATTCACCGCCCCCGTCGCCTGCAGGACGGTTATGTCCAACGTCGCGTTCTGCCCCAGGATATTGCTGAAATTCACCGCCGCGTAGGTGCACCCGCCCGGCCGCACCGCGTGCTGGCCAACCGCACTTACGCTCAAGGGCGAAGCCGGACTGACGCTAGAGAACGCCATGTTCTGACTGACATCCGTCGTCCGCGTACACGGCAGCGTGCCCTTGCAAGGCTGGATATAAGCCGGCTGCGCCGTGGTGCCCGCCTGCGTCAAATGGCGGTTGTTGCCCGACTGGTCGTACCAGGTATCAAGAAAACAAGTCGTGGCATTGCAAAAGGCTTGTGCCGCCGCAGTGTCGAGCGGCGCGCCGGTGAAGCCGGTAAAGCCGAGAAAGCCGATGTCCTGGGTGCCGCCGGTGGTCCGCCTGAGCTTAACGCCAGGCCCGGCGTACGTGCTTTTAAGCCGACGCAGCCCGTAGGCCGCCGCGGGTGCGGCAAAGGAACCCCCACCGTCCAGCGGCGCGATCGTGCCTTGTAGCCGATGCCCCGCCTCCAGCATGTTCGGCCCGGCATGCATGCGCGGCCAGGCCGACGTACCGCAAAGGCCCGCAAGCCCAGCAGCCAAACCAACCGCGACGCCGACGCCGAGCCTCACAGGCCGGCCCCGGGCGTCAAGTAAACCGTCGCCGCGGTGCCGCCGCTGATGCCCGCACAATAGGTCTGGCCACTGCCGATCACCTCCACCGTCCCCGGCGCGATCGGCAGCCCGGCGGCAATCGTGGCAGTGACGCCACTGACCCCGCAGTTCAGAAACACCGGCACCGTACCGGCATTGTAGATGCGGATCGCCGGGCTCGCCGAGGTGGCCTGCACCTGAACACTCGCGGTCGTACCCGTCACCGCCAACGTCACCGTCGGGCCGCCCGCCATAAACGGCTTGTCCTGGGCCGACGCGGCCGATAATGTCAAATTAGACATTATGAATAATACTAGCAACACCAAGGCTTTACGGAACATCTAGCACTCCATTTCTACCTTGGCGTTCATGTCACTTACCTTCACAACACCTTTTAGGGCGAGATGCGAACGGTTCGCAAGGATTTAGTAAGCATGGCTTACTAATTGATACTTGATGAATACTTGCTGTCCGGTTAGATCAACAAAAAAATTATGTTGTTCAGGTTACGGGCGGTTTAGGAAAAAATATCAGGGACTTAGCAAAAAAAAATACAGGATGCGGGGGTAAACTGGCGGACGGGACGGGGCCACCGCAGCCGCGATGGGAACCCATTTTTTCGGGGGTCTGAGGGGGGGGCTTCGAAGCTGGAGAGGGTCGGAAGCGGCCGGCCTGGCCCGCTGAACTTGGGGGTCATCGAACCCGCCGGCCGCTGCCTCGCCCGGGCCGAAGTAGGGGCGCTCATCCCCGGGCGTGAGACCCGTTATCGCACATCCCTCGTGTGCGCGTATATATAAGGCAACGACGGCAACCAGCCGGACAACCGCTATGATGGCGGTTGCTCCGTAGACGAAACCCTAGAGTTTCAGCCGTTTTCTCGTTCCCTTTGGGGTTCGGGCTTCCACCGGGCTACCGTTAACGCTGTCGTCGTGCTCGATCGTGCGCGGCCGAGCCGCGACAGGAACCAGCTCAATTCGCGTGATCAACGGCCCGCCGTCCTCGCCCACGACCTCCTGCGTAACCTTGTCGCCGTAGCGCTTGGGCTGCATCTTTGAGAGCAACCACTTCCGATTGTCGCTCAACAGCCTCAGCCGCTGGATCTCACCGTTGTCGACGAAGCCGTCCGGCCCCTTGTAATCGTTAAGTCCAAATCCGAGTATTTGCTCCGCTATACTTTCGTATCCAAGTTCCCGCGCACGGGCGTATCGCGGAACAAACTCTGGCGCTCGTTCTTCATCCATTGCCCATAGTCTAACAGCTTTCTCGTCTGGCATATCCGGGTCGCGACAGATTTCGCGCAATGTCTCTCCGGTAGCCAGGCGGGCGCAGATCCTTTCTCCGAGTTCCTGGGTATAGAGCGAGGGGCGGCCTCGGGTGCGCGGCGGTTCGTTTGCCTGCTGTTCCGGCCGTTGCAGCGCCTTAGCTAATTCCCGGCGCGCCACCATACCGCCATCTCTTCCGCACAATTCGGACACAAATCGGCGCGGGACGGCAGCATGGTCTCATCGCTGCTGCTGGTCAGTCGCGACAGCCGCGCCTCCCACCAGCCGGTCCACGCCTCCGGCGTCGCCATCAGTTCGACCTCCCGGCCGCAGCGGTCGCAAGCCCTGGTCTCATACTTCCTGAGCGCCATCGTTGCGCCACCGCGCGATAGCGAAGCCCGCCAGACCACCTAAAAGCTTTTTGGCTACGATGGTAGCCGAAAACCCTTTCCGCCCACCTAGCGGCCTTCCCTGGCGATCTATCGGGCATTTCACGGTGCCAACCCCCTTGCCCGCGCTGGCGTGCCGTTAAGCTTGCTGAGAATGCGCGCCTCGCCATCTTCCATGATGTTCCTGAGCTGCCGGGCGCCGCGGCCTTTGCCGTGGTTGGTGGCGTGGTCGAGGTATTCGATGCGGCGCCAGGTCAGGCCTTCCGCCCTGGCCCACAGCACCATGCGTTGAGTTGGGCTCAGCAGGTGGAGCCAGGCGAGGCATTCGTCGAGGCGGGTAATCGCCTGCGGCGTCGGGGCGGAGCGTTTGACCTGGGTACGGTCCCAACCGTACGCCAGCCAATCCCTGAGCATATCCGGCCAGGGGCTCTGGAGTGATCGTTCGAGCCCCTTTGGTTTCGGCAAGCGTCTGAGGGTATCGGCCGCATCGGCCAGTCGGTCTCTGAGTTCGTCGACCGTCACGCAAGGGCTTTCCGACCTTGGTGGCGGCCTCATCCAGGCCGGCGCAGCTTGCCGCTGCGCCTGCCCGGGGATGGCCCCCGAGAGCATATCCAGAAAAGCTAACAAAACCGTGCAATATGTGAAAGGGGTGAAATCAACATTTAGTCGCCCGGCTTCTCCCGCACACTGGTCACGGTGGCGCCGGGGAGGGCCGCCCTGGCCCGCTCGATCTCGTTGTCCTCCATCCGCTTCAACGCCGTCGCCCAACCGCGCTGCATCGCCGCCCGGTGCTCCGCCAGCATGCTTTCCTGATCGAGCAGCGCTTCGTGTAATTCCGGATCGATTTGTTTCAGGTCGTCCAGATCCCACCGAGTCATAAATAATTCCTCCTCACCCATCGTCGTTACCGGCCTCCATTGCAGCCATCACCTCGGACAAAGTAACAACTTTTATATTTGAACGGCTGAAAATCTCAACAACCTGCTCGTATGTTGCCCCGATCCCGGTATATCGATACAGCAATAATATCCGGCTACCGGGCGCCCTGATATTTCTCATCTGCCTTATAATTGCCGGATAATCGTCTCCGACAGCAGGCTTAATCTCCACCTTGAAAGATAACGATAAACCAATGCACCAGATAAGAACATCGGCACCATTTACCTCAAACTGCACCTCCCATCGCACAACCAACTCGTCGGGGTAATCGGTCAGACCGGCCCGCTTATGGCTATCCCTACGATCTTCCCAGTCCTTGACCGCATCGGCAACCATCTTCCTGTAACACAGAAATACAACCCACTGAGCAAACACGTCATCAAGGAATAAAGCCTGCAAAGCATTATGCTCAGGCGTTTCGCTGGGTTCAGTGAAATTATTAATTATTAGTGTGTAAATATTCTGATAGCGGTCCTTAAACCAAGACTGCCCCATCAGCCAATCAGTATACTCTCGATCCTGCGCCAGAACCTCAACCGGCTGATCCTTGTACTTACCAAAAGGCACAATGTTATTGACCACATCAAACCTCCGTCAGGCCGCCTATTGCCGACGCAGCAATTCTGTGAAAAGAATTGCTAATGACACATATGACAGATATGACGCTGGTTTCATGTTGTTATAGGCTTTTCTAGGTTTTTCGCGCGTATTAGGTAAAGTAGCGTCATATCTGTCATATGTGTCATTAGCAATTACTTTTTATTTTGAGACATTCTCATCATTCTTCTCCCTCTCGGCCTTCTCTTTTTCAGCCTTCGCGGTCAATTTATTTTTGTATTCTTCAGTTAAATCAAGACCATCCCGCTGTCGCTCGGTCATCGTCCGTTTGCCGGGCGGAAAACCCTGCTCGTCGAGCTTGCCGGCAAACGCCTTCTTTGTAACAGGCTCCTCGTCGGTTTCGGAGCACCACAGCTCGTAACCGGCGTAAAGTTGCCGACTGGCACACTGCAGCCCCCTCGACTGGTGGCAGGCGTCCCGCACGAAGCCCGTCACATTGTCCTCGCTATCCTGGTAAGCCTCGGTCGCATCCTGCACCGCCTTGGGTGGTTTTAGTCCAATTTGTTGCCAAGACAAACAACCCCGCACCATCCAGGCTAGAATACCGTCATGCTCCAACTTGAGCTTTTCCTTGAGGTCGGGGTCCTTCGCCAGTTGCGAGCCCTCGACCTTGTCGGCGTCGACAAACTTAACCGTAAAAGGCAATAAATAAATCCGCCGCCAGATCGCGTAGTCGGTGCCCTTGATCTTCGGCCGATGATTAGTCGCGAACCACAATTTGAACTGCGGCACGAAAGAAAAGAACTCTTTATGATGAAACCGCGCGGTTATCGTGTCGCCACCGGACGCCTGCTTAACCAACGCTTCGGCCAGATGTCGGTCCTGCTCTGTCTCCACCACCGATACCAGCCTAGCGCCGACCAGCGCAGCAATATCGTTAGTTAAGGCCCCGGCCGGTTTTGCCGCCCAGGTATCGGCTGGCGACCGCTTGACGTAATCCCCGAGCACTGCCTGGATAGTTTCAATCAACACGGTTTTGCCGTTTGACCCCGAGCCGTGCATGATAAATAGCACCTGCTCGCGGGTAGAGCCGGTCAGGGAATAACCCAAGCCGCGTTGCACAAACCCGACCAGATCCATGTCGCCGCCGAATATCTCGCCGATAAACTTCTCCCATTGCGGGCAGGGAGCATCGGCTACAAAGGATGCGCCGCATAGTTTGGAGATCAGGTCGGCTTGGGCGTGCGGTCGCAGCTCGCCCGTCCGCAGGTCGACCGTGCCGTTGAGGCAGTTGAGGAGCCACGGGTCGGCGTCGAGGTCGCCGGCCTCGACCGCCTGATAGGGCTCGGCCTCGTGCAGCATGTTGGCGAGCCGCCCGGTATTGGCGCAGCCGACCGCGAATTTGATGATCTTCTCACGGCTTTTGGCCGAGCCGCCGGCCTTCCACGCCGACAGCAGCATGACCTTGACGACCTCGTGCGCCAGCCGGCGGGCTCTCCCACTCTCGGCATCGTAGCGAAACCGTCGCCTGTCCCAGACGTGCCAGCCGATGCCGAGCACGTAGCGCAAGGCCGCGCGATGGGCTTTGAGCAGCCGCAGCGCATTGCCCAAATCATTGAGCGGCAGCCCGTCAAACTCCGGCGCGATCTCCGCGTCATAGGCTGGCCGCGGCTCCTGTTCGGCTTGCTGGCCGGGTCGGAGCTGCACCACCTTGGATGAAGGCGGCCATTTCTTATGCGCCGAGGCGATCTCGCGGTGGATCGCCGCCTCTTCCCGGCGCCAGTCCCAACGCTCGCCGGCCAAGCCAGCCGCGCGGTGCGTCGCGACCAGCAAGCGCTCGAATATCGCCTCGTCGTCCAATTCGCCGCGCTGCACCATCGAGGCGGCGGCCTTCAGGCGGGTTTGGTGGATCGGGTTGTCGGCGTCTTGATAGGACATCAGGTCGAGCCGGCCCATATCGAACGGCTCGCGCCAGTTGGTGCCGTAGGCGGCGTAGGGGTCGTCTGGTGCCGCCTCTTCCTGCCCGGTCGGCCCGTCGGTAGCCGGCGCTTCTATGAGGACGGGCGACAGCGCCGCGAAGGCCTCGACCTGCTCTAACTCGTAGCGTGCCCACGAGGCATCCAGCACCCGGCACTGAAGCCAGTCGCCTTCCTTAGTATTGTGGGTGCCCGGCAGCCGCAGAACGCGTGTCAGGTCGCAGGCATTGATGTCGCCGTGGAAGATCCGCGCCAAGCCCCGGGTTACCAGCTCGACCCTCTGCTTCTCCAAATCCTCCCCGAACGGCGCGAAGGTCACCGACAACGGCGAGGCCAATAACCAGTAGACGTGCAGGCCGTGCCCGGAAAACACGATGACCGATGGCGGCAACGGGCATGCCAGCAATATCTCGACCGCGACCGCGACAGACATGCCGAACTTTTCGAGATCGATTTCGGTCCATGCGGCTGGTAATTCCCGGCAATGCTCTCGCTTACCACCGCGGCCGTCTTCGTCCCGCGTAGCAAGTCCGAAGTAAATCCCCCAGCCAACCCCATCGTAATGCTGGCAGAAGGCGACGACCCGCAGCGGGTTGCGGGTGAACTCGACTTTCGGAACACCGCTTCCGGTGGGTAGTGCTCGGAGTTCTACTGCCTCGGAAGTGTCACGAAAAAACGCGCTTAGAAACTCAATAGTTTCGGTATAATTAGCATCGCGCATGGGTGGCGTCCGGCGATTGAACGGGCGTCTGCGCCTACTAGGCGTTAAGAGCCCGTGCGTTCGTGAGGACCGCCCCCTCCCTGCCGCCAAGCTTACGGAGGGGGCGGTTTTTTGTCGGGCATCAGATTAGCCGATGATCGGCCGGCTCCCTCAGCTAAAACCGCGGGCTTTTGGCTTTTAGTACCGGCACCGGCTTCTTAGCCGCTGTTTCTACGGGTTTTTCCGCTGGCGGTTCTGGGGTGTTTTCTGGATCGAACGGGTCGGTCTGCTCGGCCTGCTGCCCCGCCGGAGTGAGCGTCGTCTCGTCGACCCAGTCGACGATGTTGAAATCCGGCTCCCACACCTTGGAAAACTTGGGGTGCGGATACCAGTGCTGGCCGAGTTCCACCAGGGGCACCTGGCCGGGCCTGGAGCGGCGTTCGCGGGCGTAGTCGTAGCAGAGCTTTTTCACCCCCTTGGTGCCACCAAACGAGCTGGTGGAGAAGATGTATTGCTGCCCCTGCCCGTCGACCAGCTCCAATTCAGCCGCCTGTTTCCACGGGTCTTGGCCGGGCATCTCCCACAGCGAGGGGTCGAGGTCGCCGAGTTCGTCGCGGCTAATTTTGCGGCGTTCGGTGACGAGGCTCAGCATCTTTTCAGGTTTGCCGTCGACCCATTTCAGCCACCCGACCCTGACGCCCGCCATGTTGGCTGCGAGCTTGGTGCCCAAAGGCAAATTCGTGCTGTCCATGCCGTAGGTGAAGCCTTGGCCGTCGCGGGAGAATTTGAGGAAATTGGCCCCGGCGGTGGCAGCTTCGATGCCGTAATCGAGGTAGGGGTCGTCGCTGAAGTTGGCGGGCAGGTTGCCGGTGCGGGTGGTGACATCGGTGAGTGTCATGTGGATTGTCCTTGTGCGGGTGGTTTTGGTTTGTGGTGGCGGTCTCATGGTTCGGTTATGTGTTGTCCTCCCTTCGCACGTTAAGGTGGCTCAAGCGCCTTCCTGGTTTTGATGGCGAGCTTTTCGGCTTTGTCGACGAGCTTGCGGATGCTGTCGGGGATCGGTTGATTTTCAGATAGCCGGTCCACGATGGTTATCATTAGCTCCAGGCTGTCGAGTAACTGCGTTACATCTATCGGGTCGCGTTTCATGTGACGATCAGCCTTTCCGAAGCATTGCCCTCCTGTTCGAATGGCGCGAGATCGATCCCGGCTTCTGAGACCGCATCCTTGTTGAGTGTCACCCGGCCTTTGACGGTGCTCCACGTCACCGACCAGCCGTCGCCCTTGTGGGCCCGCACCTGGTGGTCGTGTAGAAACCGCTTGATGGCTTCCTGGGCGACCAAGCGCATCGAGGAGTTGTCGTCGATCGCGCCCGCCAGCGCGCGCTCGGCGTCGCGCAGCAGCTTTAGTTCAGAAACAGCATCATTATCCAGCCGCACCCCGCCCGCCGGCACGCGCGACACCTCAGCTTCGCCGCATTGCGCCGCCCAGCCGCAGTACTTGCATTCGTCGCCGCCGGCCAGCTTGCCCTCGGGCGGCATTTCCTGCGGATCGGTAGCGGAGAACACCGCCCGGGCCCGCTCCGCGCCGGCCTGGTAGACCCGCTCGGAGTAGCGCACGGCGAACTCCGTCACCTGGTCCCAAAAGCTGGCATTGGTGTAACTGATCACCGCGTATTCCGGCGCGAAGTCGGTACAGCGCCTAACCAACCCCATCGCCATCTGCACCTGGAACTCGTGGTGCGGCCGGGGCTTGCGCAGGAGCATGCGCGGGTCGGCAGTCTTGCACTCGACCAGCACGCTGTCGGCTAGGCAATCCTCGATCCCGAACCCCAGGAGGCAATCCCGCGGCAGACCCACGATTAAACCGTCTGGGGTGGCCGACAGGCGCGCTTCTTCGTCCACCATGGTGCACTGATCCTCGCCGGCAAATAGCAGCTCCACGCCCTCTGGGAGGGCCTCTCGCAGGGCCGGCACCCAGCAGTGATCTTCGTAGACGGTGCCGCGCAAGGCGGCGCCCCAGCTATCGACAAACCCCTCGTCCGGCGGCATCGCCAGGAGCTGGAACGCGGTCTGCCGGATGCAGCGGCCTTGTCCGCTTGACCCCAGGGTGGACAAGCGGTCGTGGCTAAACTCGCGCCGGCGCGAGGTTCCGTAGGCATGCAGGAGTTCGCGGAGCATTCAGGACAACTCCTGCTTGCATAGTTGCCAAACATTGTCGTCCTGGTCGGGCGCTTCCGCGCCTGCGGCGCGTCCCGCCAGATCAGGGATCGGATCATCCAGCGGCACCAACCCCTGAGTTTGCCGGATGCGCTGGATGCGTTCGTTGACCAGGGACAGGGCTTCGGCCCGCAATTCCGGCGGGGCGGTCACCAGCCAGCTTCGGTTTT